CTTGAGCAGTGGGTGGTCGTTGATTGCTTTGGCGAAATCACCTATCCACTTCACGATGGTGGCAACCGTTGGGAGGATGGCTTTTCCTGCCTCTAACAACGTGTTGCTCAGTTGGGTTTTGAGGATGGTGAGCTGTGGCCCGAGTTGCTTTGACACGTCGGAGAATATTGCAGCAAACGATTGGGATCCTGCGCCACTTATGTCCTTTTGCACTTTGGCAACTGCGTCTAGGTTTTTAATCAGCGCAGACGCCGACGGCGCTCCGGCTTTACCGAACACGGCTTCGACGTAGGTCTTGAGTGGTTGCCCACCCTTGATGGCTTGCTCGTTGATTGCCTTGAGGATTCCGACAATGTCGCCACGCTTGGACATGGCGGCAAGTTCGGTCTGGTTCAGGCCGAGTTGCTTCAGCGCAAGTGCGTATGGCGTGAGTTTGCCCTTGGAGTCCGTGGTCGCCTTTTCGAGGTTGCTCATGCTGTTGACGAACGAGACGATTGACCGGGTTGGCAGTCCGACCTTGGAGAATTCAGCACCGATGCCAATGATGTTCTTGAGGCTGTATCCGTAGTTTGCCAGTGCGGCTCCTACTCGGCCTTTCAGCATTTGCTCCTCTGCCGACAGACCTCCAACGAAGTCTTTGGATCCGGCGACGAGGATGCCGGTGAGCTTGGTCACGTCCATGCCCTTGGCAACCTGCAATGCTTGGACTGCGATGAGGGTCTTGGTCACTCCGGTCAGGTCGGTGCCGGTCACCACTGCCGCCTTGGAGGCGTCGGTCATGAGCTTGATTGCCTTGGATCCCCTGATTCCGGCTTGCTCAATAATCAGCGCCGAGTTGGCAACGTCGGTTGTCGATTTGCCGGTGACATTTGAGACGTTTATGATCGCTCCGCTTAGGCGGTCGACCTCAGCCTTGGTTGCGCCGGACTGGTTCTGAATCTTGTCTAGCGACTCTTGGAAGTCGTATGCCTTTTTGACGCCGTAGACCAGCGCACCGCCGATTCCCAGAATCAGCCCGGTGGAAGCCTTTTGGGCAACGCTGTTGAGGCGTGCTCCCATGGTGTCTGCGGACGCACCGAACTCTTTGATGAGTCCTTGACCCTCCGCCATCTTGGCTTTGAATTCTCTGATGTCGGCAAGGAGCCGAACGATTACTGAGCCTGCGTCTGCCATGTTTAGTCCTTGTTAGATGAGCGCCTTGCGCCATTCCTCTTTGTAGATTTCCGTGATGCGTGGCATGGTCTCCTCGAGCGCCGGGCGCATGTAGGGGAATTGCCTGCTTCGAGGTGTTCCAAATTCAACAGCTGCGGCGTACTTGATTCCCTCTTGTGGCCCGGCCGTGGATTGCCAGACGCCGACTCCAAGTCGCTCCACGCTTTGCATCCTGATTGACCTTTGGAGGTTGTATGTGCGGTTCGTTGGGCGTGGTGGTTGAGCCCTGAATGCGCCGGCGGAAGTGTAATACCGCTCTCCGGTGTTTTTGTTGGTGCGTGCGGATCCAGCTGGGCGTGGGCGGAAGTTGCGCTTGGCTGCGTCGGCAATAATCACCGCCGACTTGGTCACGATGGTTCGTGAGGCAAGGTCGGTCTTGTCCACGAGGCTCTGGATGCGGTTGATGACGGAGTCGATGCCGTCGGTTTGTATCCACTCAGCCATTGGTCACCTCTTGGACGACGTTGTCGATTTGTACGAGCCATTCGGTGGTCATTACCGGCTGGTCTAGGAAGTCTTTGTGTGATCCGCCGAACTTGCTTCGGAAGCGGTACTCCCGGTACATGTCCATCAGCTCGGTGTCGACCTCTGCTTGTCTACCTTTGAGTGCCTCTGCGAGCCGGTTCAGTCGGCGGTAGGCGCTTTTGGGTCGATCGCTCCGTCGGGGCCGAACTCCTCTGTGCGGTTGTACTCATCACCACAGGCGTCGGCGAGCAACGTGAACGTGCCACGTGGCAAGTCCAGTGCGCTCTCTTGGCTCGGTGGCGTTGGGAACGACCATGATTTCACCATGCCAGCGATGAGGGCTGCTTGGTAGCCGTCGAGATTGTTCTGATCCTCATCGGAGAGCTCCGCCATGACCGCCCATGTTTCAGGCTTGGTCTCGTCGAAGCCGAGGTTGGACAACTTGACGGCCGAACCGGCTGCTCTCATGTAGGCCCGGGAGATGACTCGAGCTTCTCGCTCGGTGATTTCGTCCTTGGTCTTGATGATTGCCGACTGGCCGTTTGGCAGTTCGATCGCTGGCATGGTTACCCTTTCTTAGTGGTTTAGTACCCGGTCTGGTAAGCGGTTGACGTACCGTTAATGGTAGTCGTTGCGATTGGGCTGTAACCGGTGGTTGCGTCGGTGGTGTCGGCGTTCGCAGTAAATTCGACCTCTACCTCTGTGTACTCTTTTCCTCGAGTGCGCTTGACGTTGTGGAACTGCGCTGAGGTCATCGTGAAGCTGACCGAGTGCTGGGTTCCGCCGGTTGCGTCGTTGGGGTCTGAGAACGTGATCACCACGGCTTGTGGGCTTCGGGTCAGTGCGGTTGCACCTACGCCGGTCGACCATGAGTCTGAGGTCGAGTCGACGACGGCTGTGAACTTACCGGTCACCTCGAGTGGGCCTGCGAAGTTGACGTGTGGCGCCTGAGTTCCCATTGTGAAAATCGGCTGGGTCTTACGTGAGAGCAAGAGTTCGCCGGTGGCGATGTAGGTGAACGTGGTTCCGCCGACTGTGATGGTCGTATCCCACGCTGGCACCATGTGCTCGGTCGAGAGGCTCAGGCTTGTGAACGGAGCCGGGGCTGTCGTGTAGCTGGTGTATGGGTTGCCAAAGAACTTGATGGTGGCGTCGGCTGCGGCTTCAGCACCGAACGTGAGGTTCAGGCTGTCGGCTTGTGCGCCGGTCACGGTGAAGTAGTTGGCGCCGTCGAAGTCGAGCAACGAGTAGCTCTTTGGCTGTGAGCCGTTGGCTGCGTTGTTGTACAACTTGATGGCGTGGGTGTATGGCCCGGTGCCGGTGACGGTGTCGTTTCCACCGAGGACTGCGGTCAGCAGAAGTGGGAACGTGTCAGCGTAGATGAAAGTCTTGAATTCAACTTCATCGTGTCGTACGCCTTGTACGTTGTCATATACGAGCGTTGGTGAACCACGGAGCGCCTCGTCACGCAGGAACGTCTGCATCGGCGTAATCTGTGGAGTCTGAATCGGAATGTAAGTCGGCGTGCCTGATCCGGGGAGGGTTCCTCGGGTGGCTTCGGCGATTAGTCCGAGATAACTATTGGCTGTTAAAAATGCCATGTCGGTTCCTTAGTTGGTTGTGGTTGGGTCGGTTGGTGCTTCGGTTGGTGCTGGGTCAGCGGCTGGAGCCTTTGTAGGGGCTTGTGCGCCACTCCAACGCTCGTCAGGTGCTTGGTCTAGGTCGTAGGCCTTGCCGGGCTCTGCGACAAGCACAGCGCCGTCTGAGACGATGTTTGGGTAGACGAGTGTCTCGTCGCCGTTGTAGGTGAATTGTGCCATGGTGGTTTCCTTATGACTCGATCTCCTCCAGCACGATTACTCGGAGCTGGGAGTAGGTTTGGGTGACGCTGGCTGCGCCGTTGATGTTGCGTGGGTAATACGAAGTTACGTCAATGTCGGGTGATCCGGGTAGGGTTCCCTCTCCCCATTGGAAGATGGTTCCCGGGGCGCCGGCGTTTCTATCAGCTCGGATGGCTGCGACAAGGCTGTCGAGGAATGCCTCGTTGGCTTGTCCGGCGTCCTCGCTCTTTGGCGTGGTGCTTCGGAAGTAGCAGTCCATGACCCACGTGTACTCGACCATTTTGCGGCCGTCATGTGGGCCTCCGAACGCAATGCGGTTCTCTCGCTCTTGCTCTAGGTAGAGGTAGATGATGGCTCCGCTTTTGTGGTTCGGGTCTGATCCGTTGTAGAAGTCTCCCTCGGGTGTGAGCTTCGGTGGGAAGCCGAACACCGTGGTGAGCCCGGTTACGTTGGCGCCGTTGAGGTAGTTCACGATTGCTTGGCGCACCGTGGCTCTGCTCATTATGCTCGACCCCAGATTTGGCGGAACGAGTCCAGCAGGTCGTATGCGGCGCTCTCGTCGTAGAGCTGCCCGGTGGTGCGGTTGCTGGTGGCGACTGGTTCGCCGAGTTCGTTCAGCACGAGTCCTCCGGCTCCACGCTCTTTGACCATGGCGACGATGAAGTGAATCACCGCTTGCTTGACGGTCGCTGGGATTGCACTCACGTTGACGCCGGTGGTGTGGGCGTGCTTCAGTGGTGCGGTCAGTGGGAGTGTGTAGGTGGCGCTATCCCACGTCGAGGCGATGACGATTTGCTCGTCCTTGGCTCCATCCCAGATAGTCAGGGTGGATCCCGGGTAGATGCCGATGATGCTGTCGACCGTGATGTTGGTATCACCTGCGGCGACTGCGCCACTTGAGAACGTATTGGCGAAGCCGTTCACGTACTCCCATTGGCAGAACTGCTCTTGGCCGTTTCCCCATGCTCCGCCGACGAGGTTCAGTCCTCCGATCGACGTTGCTTGGCTCAGGCCGTACTGGTTCGTGATGATGAACTGGTCACGCTCGATGGATGTGTTAGAGTCGTTCAGTGGCACGTTGTTCATGCCCTGTCCGGGTGCGTAGCCGAACTCAAAGGAGCGCAGCTCGAGGATTGGCCAGTAGTAGGGCTGGATGATGAATTGCCCTTGGCGGTTGATTCGGTAGCGGCCGTTCTCGGTATTCACCGTGGCACAGAGGGTGCCTAGGGCGCCGAGGCAGTAGTTGTCGGCTTTGGTTGATGCCCGGACTATCAGCTCTTGAAGCGCCACGGATTGGGCGTTCAGGCTTGCGTCGGGGATCAGGTTGGAGAAGTCGATGCTGGCGGCGGTGGCCGAGTTCAGCACTTCGGTTTGAGTCACGTATGGAACCCGGTTTCCCTCGCTGAGGTAGAACGGTGCAATTACGGTCATTCGTCCTCCTCGGGGGTTAGGTCGGTGCCACCGCACTTGCCGCAGCGGTCTTTGAATACTGAGACGAAACCACACTCGCACCGGTATCCCCGGGCCGATCGGAACGTGGTTCCAGCAACTGCGAAGTCACCTGTTTTGAGAAGTGTCTTTGCTGCTTGACCCTCGACGTGGAACGTGCCGTCCTTTTGACGCTTTGCGACGGAACCCTCGTTGATTTGTACTTCCTTTAATCCTTTGTCGGATCCGACGAGTCGCATGTCACTTTCCAGTAGAGCTCGGGCCAAGTTTCGGTGGCGTTGATTGTTGTCATGTTAGTGGTGGCAAGGAGCCGGTCTGGGAAAAGGGGGAAACCCAGACCGGCTCAACCTGCCGAGGCTAATCATTTCTGATTAGCGACTGTGTTCTCTGTTTAGAGAATACCTGTGATGATGCCTGACCATGCTGGAGCGTGGAAGGCCAAAGTGCCGAAAGAGTAAGTGCTCAAATCGTAGCTCATGCCAATCTGGGGCCATTCGATAACCATCTGGTCAACAACATTGTTGGCAGTGACTGTCGTGCTGACACCCGAGTCTGGGAATGGCAACTGCGTTGAGTGAACGATTGCGACACCAGCAGGCATAAACCTGTGAGCCATTACATCGACAACTTTTCCGGTGGCTTCGTTGGCGATTCCAGTCACGACTGAACCAACAGTGAATCCGTCGGAGCCGGTCTCGTAGGTGAGACGGTAACCGGTTGGGGTTCCCTGCTGCTGAATCGTCTTAGCCAACTCACGGCGTACTGCTGCGGTGGTCAAGATGAAGTCGGGGTCTGCCTGTACGGAGTTGAACAGTGAGATGAACGCATTCTGGAAGTCTGCGCCGGGCTCTGCAGTGTTCAGGTAACCGTTGAGGGCCTGTACGTAGCCTGAGTAGGCAGGGTTGGCGAGCTCCGAGATGAAGCCGTCGTAGCCTGCGGTTCCCAAGGTGGTACCACCGAAGTTGTTGCCGTTAGCGGAACCGTTGTCGGCGCTGGTGCTTGGCAATGCGGTTACGAGGGTGAACGCCGATGGGCTTGCGCCGTTGCTGAGAACGGTTGCACCCTTGTAAAACACGCCTGCGGAGACGGTCACGTAGATGTTGATACCGATCGTGCCGGCTGGGACGCCTGACAGTGCGCTCAACTTGATTCCGTTTCCTGCAACGCCTGATGCGATGGATCCAGCCGAGATGGCCTGTGATTCACCTGCGGCGCTCGAGAACGTAACGAGTACTGGAGCTGAGGTCAGAGCTGGAAGCCCGGTGCCGGTGGTTGAGGTGTCGGTCGCTGCGGTTGCAGTGATGCCGGTGATGACCAACGGAGTCGAGACTGCGTTGAGCATGTTGTTTTCCTCACCCAACATGTGTGACCAAATTGCGGCGGTGTGTGAAAGTTGACGGAGGTCAGCATATCCCTTACCGGCAAATTCAGCTTGGAGTGACACGGAGTCCGAGATACCCTGCTCGACGTATGGCTTGACGATTCGGTCAGCCGAGTACGAGATGAGGTTTGGACGGTTCAGTGTTACGCCGTTGAAGTTAGCGGTGTTGGTGTTCGAGTTGAAGAACGTGTTCAGGTTGGAGACTCCACCGGTGCGTGAGTTGCTCACACCGAGAATGCGACGGAATTCCAAGGCCTGACCGACTGCTCCTACACGAGCGATCGAGTTCCGCAAAATGAAAGTTTTTGGAACGAGCATTTCCAATGCAGGCTGCAGGTCGTAAGGTACGAGACCGATGTTGCCGTATGGAACTGAGTTCAGTGGGTTGGTGAGTGTCCATTCCTTGACGATGTCGGTGCCAGCGAGTGCGGACTCAACTGCGGCCAACTGGTCGGCGGATACGGACTTGGTCAGGTCGTCACGCAGACGAGCTGATGCGCTCTTGACGATTCCGACACCCTTTTCAAAGGTGCGTTCGCCACGAGCAGTTTCAACACGTGCTTGTGACTGGCATGCTGACAGGGCTGACTTGTACGCTTCGAAGCGGTCAAGGCGCTTTTCCTGTGGCAAACCGTCGAACATCATGTCGATGGTAGGGGCTGCTAGAGCCATTTTAATTCTCCTAGTGGATAGATGGTTGGGGTACTTCTAGTTGCGTGCGATGGCGTCGGCATCGTGCTCTAGCTTTAGAGCCTTTTCGATGTAGGCGTTTCGCAAACTTGTGTCGATGAC